CATAAAGGGGATGAGGATACAAAAAATAAATACTACAAATATTTAGAGCGAATACAAAAGATGGATGCTCCAAATAAGGAGTATGTTATTTCTAGTTTCAGTAAGTTTGTTCGAGCTAGAGAGTTGGAGGAATCCTTAATCGAAGCAGCCCCACTTGTGGAAACGGGGCAGTATGACAGAGCCAGGGAATTACTTCAAAAAGCATTTAGGGCTGGGGTTCCAAGAGAAGAGGAAGGAATAGAATATCCAGATAATTGGCCTCCTACCTACTATAGTAATACAGGATTTATGGAAGTAGTTTGTCCAACAGGAATTAGAATTATAGATAGGGGAATTAAAGGACTACGGAGAACTCAGTTAACTTGTATCTTTGCGGGTTATAAGGTCGGGAAAACTTGGGGGTGTATTCAAATTGCAAATGAAGCTCTTATGGCTGGAAAAAAAGTACTTGAGATTTCCCATGAGGCGTCTGCTGAAGAAGTTGAGATGAGACATGATATGATGTTAGGAAGTTTAGTAAGTGAGGAAACTGAAGAGGATGTAGAGTTTTTTGAATATGATGATCAAGGAAACAAAACGGGCACTTTTACAGAGATTAGAAATACCGTTTTTAATGAGGAAGTTGTAAAGGCGGTTCGTGATAGAATTCGAAGATTTGGTGGGAGAGGAATTATTAAAAAGTATCCTATGGGTACTTGTTCTATTGGAGAAATTGAAAGATACTTAGATTACCTTGAGATGTTTAAACATTTTGTGCCAGATATACTTATGAATGATTATGTTGAAAAAATGAAGATGCCCGTGGCTGCCCAAGGTAGGGATCAGATAAATGAAACCTACATAAACCTTAAGAGAATAGCAGATGAACGGAACATCGCTGTTGTTACTGCAAGTCAGGTAAAGACAAAATTTTTAGAGAGTAGTACTATAAGTGAAGCTGGCGCACCTGCTGAGGATGCTCGAAAGTTAGGGAATATTGATTTGGGGCTATTCTTTGGGATGAGTAGAGTCCAAGCCAGAAGAGGTTTGATGCAAGCGTATGTTCTTGTGAATCGAAGCGGACCTCAGAAATTTGGATGTGTGGTAAGCAGAAATTTGAAGGTTGGACAGTTAGTTTTGGATTGCTGGCCAATTCGGTTTGATGATAATGGAAATGAGAGGGAATAAATATGAAGACTAAATTTTTTATTCCAGTTGTAGTTGAAATACGAGGGGAAGTTGAAATAGCTGCCGATACTTATGAAGAAGCTGTTAACATTCTTGAGGGAGCATCTCTTGATGATCCTGAAGAGGTAGCCAGCTCTCTTGAGGAAGTTCAGCATATTCTTTATCCAAATATTACGTGTCTTCCTGGTCATAGTGCTCTAAACCGAGTTGGTTATTGAGTAGGTCCATGAAAAGTTACCCTATAATATTTTATAAAATTGATAGCAATATTTCTATCTATGCTTTTGATAAGATAGATGGGTCATGCATTCGTGCTGAGTGGATGGCTAAAAAAGGTTTTTGGAAATTTGGCACGAGAAGGAGATTACTTGATACGAATGAATTTCTTGGAAAAGCAATTGGTTTGATAAGAGAGAAGTATGAAAAGGATTTATCTAAGGTCTTTTACGATAACAAATATGGTAGAGTCCTTTGCTTTTTTGAATTTTGGGGTGAGAATTCATTTGCAGGTCAGCATGAAGAGGATGAAGATCACACAGTAACTTTAATAGATGTTAATCCTTTCAAAAAAGGAATTTTGCCGCCTAAAGTTTTTATAGATTTGTTTGGACATCTTGATATACCTAATGTGGTTTACCAGGGTAGAGTAACCAGTTCTTTTGTTGAGAAGGTAAGAGCAGGTACGATTGAAGGCATGACATACGAAGGAGTTGTTTGTAAGGGCATGAAGAAAAAGCTCCTAATTATGTTTAAGTTAAAATCGAGAAAATGGATTGAAAGAGTCAAAGGAGAGTATGGGATTGGTAGTACTCTTTTAGATAGAACTGAATTGACACTTGAAGGATCAGAAGGATCAAAAAGATATAGGCAGAGAAGATTTTGTCCTAATTGTTTTAGTAATGGGAGTTTGTCACCAGTTTGTAAATGTGGTACGAAAGTTTTAAGTATGCCTTTTGAGGCTCAGCCACCAAGAAAGAAAGCGTCAAAGAGTCGTTGGCGTAAGTTTTTTGAGAAATGGTATCCAAATTTAGATTTTAGATTATACTGGAGAGGGCGAGAAGATGGAAATTGATGCACAACCAATTTTGGTATCAGAAATACCTGAAGCTCCAAAAAGAGTAATGGATAGGTATGGGTACACTTATTTCCAATGTTGTACAATGCCTTTAAGTTTGTTAATTTTCTTACATGATTGTGCAAGAATGGAGGAAGAAAATGATTAGAGTACGTTGTAGAACAAATTTAGATGACTATCGAGGAAAGAGTTGGCCTACAATTTTTACATGTCGACCAATACTTGGAGATTTAGTTCGAGCGGAATGTGGGGCAGTGTTAAAGATACGAGGAATTACTCATGCTAAGTGTAAGGAGGACTTACTTGATCCTCATATAACTGGTCAAAATTATCTAATAATTGAACTCAATAACTAATGATAGCAAGAGTAATGTACTATATCCGTTCAAGTTCTTTAGGTCGATTTGTAGGAGAATGCATGGGATTAGCTTTCTTTGAATGTCACATAAAGGATGGAACTGTAGCCCCGAGTGAAAACCCTATACAATTTGAATCAGAAGAACAAGCTCAAGTATTCTTAGATAGTTGGACTGGAGGAGCTGGTGATTGCTTTGTTGAGGAGGGAATAGGATGAGAGAAGATGAATTGAGTAGATGTCGAAGAGAGGGTCATAGCGTAATATTACTTGTTGTAGCCGCTTTAACTGTGTTTGAGGAAACTGGAAGAAGGGAGCAGTTTGTGGCTGCACTGGATCAGATTGAAACTTTTGAAAAGGAGTACAAGAATCATGCATTACATACAAAGATTTCTAAGATGGTAAATGTGTATGTCAAAAGGTTGAGAAGTATGATAAGAGAAAGTGTAAGGGAATAGTAATGAAAACAAAAACACAGAAAAAAGTACAAAAAAGAAAAGATGTTCACGGAGTTGAGAGAAGTAAGGACTTCTTTAGTCTTGCTCTTTTTTTAGAGACTCAACTAGTTGATTATGGTGGAATGGTTGTAACTGCCCATATGAATTCAGAAGATATGGATCTTGCCAAGGACATGGAAGGAGAAGGATTAATCATTTTTAAGAGGTTACCGGGTAGATACGTTTTTAATAGAAAGAAAAACATTAGAAAAGCCTCGTATAGGGTAGACTTTAGTGAAAAGATGTGGGAAATAGCCCATAAAGAGAGACGGGATAGAGCTACAAGACTAATTCCACAAACAAAAAGAAGAACAGGAGAGACAGATGATTGAACTGACAAAAGACAAAATCATACATACAAATCAGTACAACCCGAACTATTACAAATACGTAAAGAAAGAAGTTGAGAAACTCTCTCCGTATTTGAATGAAGTAGTTAAGTTGAGCGATGATTTTACACTTGCAGATTTGTTTGGATATATTGAGAGAGAACTTGATATATTTGATGTAATATTTTCTTCACAGCTTGGCCACTATCCACTTCAATTATACATTGATGAGATAAAGAAACCTGGTCCAAAAGAAGATGATGAAATAGATTATCTGGAAATTCAAAGATATGGGGAGCGTTGGGAATGGGGGGAAATTGATTTGTTCATAGATTTTAGAGGAGTGAATGAAAAGACGGATATGGGATATGCACTTGATTTCACACCGGTGAATGAATTAAAACATCTTCCACTTCGTTTGAATGAGAGTTTTGAGATAATCGAAGCGAAAGTTCCTCCAAAGATTGTAAGGTTTGCTATTCGAATGATGAAGAAAATTGGTATTCCATTAAAAAAATGGGATAATCCTTTTTCATATGTTTATGTTAGAGGAAAAACAGAATTCGCAGTATATGAGTTGATAGCAGCAGTTTTACATGAAATTAGTTTTGCTGGAGGTCCCGAGGAAAGGGATGCAAAATTTTCTGAAATTGTAGAAGATGTGGAAGATGCAATGAAAAGATATGGAGAATTTGATAGTGAGGATTAACTATGGAAAATGAAGTCAATTCTAAATTTATTGAGGAAATAAATAAACTGATTGGAGAATTTGGAAATTCAACTGATCCTCAATATAAAAAATTAGCTAAATTAGCTAAACAAGTGCATGACAATCAGAAAAAATTTAATGCGAGCATTGATGGTCTTGAGGATGCACTAAGTAATTTACGAATATATGTTAAGTATCTAGTCTACGATTTAGAATGTACTCGTCGAGAAAATAAATTTCTTAGGGAACGTCTTAAAGAAAGTGGAGAGAATGAAAAATGAATAATATAGCTGAAAGTGTTTGGTCGCTGGCTAATGAGTTTGTAGGTAGTGCAAAGTTGGTGACCATTAATGACGGTATGATAGACTTTACCGCAGGAAGTGTTGCAAGATGGCACAACAAAAATTCTGGTATTCTGCTGCCCTATCCAAGTTGTATTGCTCCAGATGATCCAGATGCGGTCAAAAAATTGTTTCTTTATGAGCTTATTGCTAACTCGGTAAACTACTGTTATTGGTATGGGAGGTACGATATTCGTCCTCTTGGGGCTAACTCAACAAAGATGAGCAGTCTTTTAGATGAGAGCTTTGTTGTACTGGAGGAGATGAAGAAAACGGAAATGTTTCATCCGGATCATGAGTTGGAAATAATTATTGAGACTTTTATTAGTAAACTGAGCATGGAGCGCTTCCCTTTGATAGACTATAGAGTAACACACCTTAAAGAAATACTAAACAGATCTGATCTTTTGTCCGTGATTGATACATCAGTACAAAGAAAAGATTATAGTGTGGATGAATGGCTTGAATATATTATTACTTCTTTTCCAGGATATTCAAAAGATTTATTTTTGAAACGGGCCTTTTTGTTTATTATGCAAATGTATAGAAGGTGCGGAATATTTGAAAAAGAGATATCTAAAATTCTCGTTCCAGCCGATTATCAAGTACCAAGAGTGTTGAGAGAGTTAGGTTGCATAGAGTATCGTAATCCATTGGCTTTCACGGTTGATAATAATCTATTGATGGCTGAAGGTTGCCAAGCAGAATGCGAAATTCGGGCGGCCACTATAGTGGCTTGTAGACGAATAGCGGATATTGCTAATTGCACTTGTGAAGAAGTTGATACCTATTTGTGGAGTAAGAGAAATGAGTGTAAAAAGCCTTTTCATCTTTGTATAACTAGTAATTACTAAAGGAGGGTTAAGATGACAAAGGAAGAATGGAATCAATACAAAGATTTAGAATACTATCCAGACAGGGTCTGTAAGTGTGGATGTGATGGTAGAATAAAAGTTCAAAGACACCATGAATGGTACGGGATCCCAGAATACATCAGTGGTCATCAAGGAGGAAA